TGCTGAATCAGTTAAAACAATCATTAAGACACAACCTTGTGCTCACACTCGTTTGCCTCAGTCTGCTCTTGACCGCCTGTACAAATAAAGTCACGACCAAAGCAGAATATATTTACCCGCCTCAAGCCTACACCACACCTTGTGTTAAAACAGCGTTTACCGGTGAGACATACGGTGATGTAGTCATACAGCTTGTTAAGGTAACAGCAGAGCGAGATAAGTGTGCAAGCCAAGTAGATAATCTCAATAAGTGGATTAATCAAGCAAAAGGCAGTAAATAATCACGACTAATGTCTAACATCTTTAAATTGGTAGAAACCAAGCCTTCTCGGTAGTTTTGTTAGGACTAAATAACCCGATCAGAAATGGTCGGGTTTTTTATTATCTAAAATTCAGCAGAAGGAAAAAATATGCAATTAGCTAATCCAGAAAACTTTAAGCAATTTGTACAAAATAAAGATGCAAAAACGATTACCACATCAGAAATGGTAGCAAAGGTTTTTGGTAAATATCATCATCACGTTATGCGTGATATTCGTGAAATTTTAGAGGCAGGAGATGATGAATTTAACCGAACCAATTTTGGTTTGGTTGAATATATCGACAAAAAAGGCGAAAAACGTCCAATGTTCGAGATGACAAAAGACGGTTTTATGTTGCTGGTTATGGGTTATAAAACTAAGAAAGCAATGGCAATCAAGATTGCTTACATCAAAGCCTTTAATTTTATGCAAGAGCAGTTAGTTCAAAGCGGAATGACACTCCTTGAGCAATATTACCAAGTGCTTGGCGAATATCAGTCAGATAAACGTTTTGCGAGTTTATGCGGTGCTGGCTTAAGTCAATGGAAAGGTAAAAAGCCATTGCTTGAAGGAACGCTAAGCGTTTTTGAAGATAAACTGCAGATTGAACTGCCGATTAAGTAAGGATTTTCTATGTCAGACGTGAAAGGAAAATCCACGTCTGATGGCGTGGGGAAGTTAACTGATAAACAAAAGCAATTTGTTGAAGAATATCTTGTTGATTTAAATGCAACGCAAGCAGCAATAAGAGCAGGGTATAGTGAGCAAACAGGCTATTCAATCGGTCAGCGATTGTTGAAAAAAGTTGAAGTGCAAGAGGCAATTCAACAAGCCCAAAACAAGCGGTCGGAGCGCACACAAATCACCCAAGACGAAGTGATTCGTCGCTTAATTGAAAATGTGGATATTTCAATGGGTAAGAAAGCGACGGTGATTACCATTCCAAGCAAAAGCGAAAATGGCGAAGTGATGGGCAATGATGTGGCACAGTTTGTGTATGAACCTTCTGCGGCAAATAAAGCGTTGGAGTTACTTGGTAAACATTTGGGTATCTTCAAAGACGGTGTCGATATTACTTCAGGAGGCAAACCATTACAGCCAACTATTATCGAACTTGTCGGGGTAAGCAGTGAGTAAGGTTCAACTTTCTATTCCTGCCAAATTGGTTGATGTGTTCAAAGGTGAGTGTCGATATCGAGGCGCTTATGGTGGGCGAGGCTCTGCAAAAACACGTACATTTGCTTTAATGACGGCTGTTTGGGCATATAAAAGGGATATGGCTGGCGATAGCGGTGTGATTTTATGCGCCCGTGAGTTTATGAACTCATTAGAGGAATCTTCGCTTGAAGAGGTAAAACAGGCGATTCTTTCAACAGAATGGTTGTTGCCACATTTTATTATTGGTGAGAAATTTATTAAAACCAGAAGCGGTCGGATTTCTTACGTTTTTGCAGGATTAAGGCATAACCTTGATAGCATTAAATCCAAAGCCCGTATTTTGCTGGCGTGGGTAGAAGAAGCGGAAACCGTCAGCGAAATCGCGTGGCAGAAATTAGAGCCAACGGTGCGTGAACATCAATCTGAAATTTGGGTAACGTGGAACCCTGAAAAACGTGGTTCGGCAACGGATGAGCGATTTCGACAGCATAAACCTGAAAACAGCAAGATTGTGGAAATGAACTACCACGACAATCCATGGTTTCCTGCTGAACTTGAGCAAACACGTCTCGCAGACAAACAGCGTCTTGATGATGCTACTTATCGTTGGATTTGGCAAGGTGATTATCTCGAACAATCGGAAGCACAGATATTCCGCGATAAGTTTAAAGAACTGGTGTTTACACCGCAATCTGATTTCAACGGCCCGTATTACGGATTAGACTTTGGTTTTGCGAACGACCCAACTGCCGCTGTGAAATGCTGGGTGTTCAACAATGATTTATATATTGAATATGAAGCGGGCAAAGTGCGGTTAGAGTTGGACGAAACGGCAGAATTTATCACACAACGTATTCCTGAATTTGCTCAACATAAAGTGCGGGCTGATTCGGCTCGACCTGAGTCGATTAGTTATCTTAGACGACACGGTGTGCCGCAAATTGAAGGCGTGAAAAAATGGCAAGGCTCGGTTGAAGATGGTATTGAGCATATCAAGTCTTACAACAAGGTGTACATTCACCCGCGTTGCAAAGAGACGCTCAATGAATTTCGCTTATACAGCTATAAAACAGACCGTTTGTCAGGTGATGTGTTACCACAGATTATCGATGCAAATAACCATTACATTGATGCATTGCGGTATGCCTTAACGCCTTTGATTAAGAAACGAGGCGATTTTAAACAAACCAGCCTCAAACTCTATTAAGGATTCACTATGTCAGTTCATCTTCCCACCGCTGAAATGGTGGAATTAAATAAGAAATCTAAAATCATTGATGATTTACTTGGTGGCACGGCAACAATGCGAAAAGCCGCACAAACCTACCTTTTCCAAATGGAAATGGAAGAGCCCGATAGTTACCGCAAACGCCTTGAGCGTTCGACTCTTTACCCCGCCTTGTCGGAAACGCTTTCCCAAATGACAGGGCGTGTGTTCTTTAATCCCATTGATGTGGCTAATGTAACAGAAACGGTGCGAGCCCTTTTTGATGATGTGGATTTAGCAGGCAATAACCTTGATGTGTTCGCCTCCCGTTGGTTTTATTCTGCATTGGCTTATGGCTGTTCTTTTGCTTTGATTGATTTTACTCGTGTTGATGCTGTAAAAAGTCGAGCAGAAGAAAAGTCATTGAATGCTCGACCTTATTGGGTACATATTAAACCGCATCAAGTACTGGGCATTAAAACCGCACGAATAAATGGTAAACAAGCGATTACTCAATTCCGCTATGTTGTAAATGAACAGGTTGAGGATGGCGAATTTGGCGTGAAAACCGTGAAACACGTTTATGTGTACGAAATCGGTAAAGTGCGGAAATTTAGCGAAGCGGAAGGCGAGTTTCGTCTTGAATCGGAATTGCTCCTCACTGCTCAAAATCGACCTCTTGATTTTGTGCCTGTCGTGCCATTTATCACAAAGCGTAACGAACTCACCAATGCCATTGAGCCGCCTTTAATGGAGTTGGCGTATTTGAATGTAAAACACTGGCAGTCTCAATCGGATCAGGACAATATCACTAACATTGCTCGCGTACCGTTGTTAGCGATTTATTCCAATGATGAAGTGAAACAGCTTGCTATTGGTGGTAGCGCGATTCATTTACCTGTTGATAGCTCAATGCAATTTGTCGAACATTCAGGACATGCAATTGCTTCAGGTATTGAAAGCCTGAAAGATTTAGAAGAGCAAATGAAAACCGCAGGGGCGAAGTTGCTCACTAAAACCGCCTTAGCAATGACTGACAGTCAAGCCCGTGATGAAGCAGGCAAAGAAATTTCCCAGCTACGTTTACTGGCAAACCGCTTTGAAGATGCTATTGATTTAGCCTTGGAATATACAGGGCATTGGCTTGGCATTGCCAAAGAGCAAGTGGGTAACGTGCAGATTTCGGGCAACATTGAAAACGATCTCGACCCGTCCGCTTCAATGGCAAGTGTGATTCAGTTGCGTAATGCTGGCGTGATTTCGAATCAATCCACCTTTGACGAGGCCAAACGTCGTGGCTTATTAGCCGACGGCTTAGAATGGGGCACAGAGCAAGAACGCTTGCAATCGGAGGGAATGTATTTTGACCTCGAAGAAACATCAGAAACAAACGCTTAGACAACGCATTGCCCACGCTTTAACTGACCGCAAAATCTTGCATTTTCGCTATGATGCTCACTTGCGAAAACAGGTGTACAAGCGGTTAAATGCATTGCAAAAATCGCTGATTAACTACATCAGTGCTATCGGTGTCGAAGCCTTACCCGCTAAAAAACTGGATAAACTGCTCACCGAATTGAAATCAGAAATCGCAAAAACATATCAAGAAACAACCGCTTACACGCAAGATGAGCTAAGCGGTTTTTTATTGCTTGAGGCAAGTAAAATTAATCAACTGTACAATGGTGAAGTCGGTTTTGATTTGTTTAATGCGGTATCGAAAGAGCGGATTAAGGCGATTAAAAATGTCGCCGTGATTGAAGGGCAACCACTTGAGGCATGGTGGAATAAGCAACGTGCGGATTTAGCCTTTAAGTTTGAAGGAATTATCCGCTCTGGTGTAGCAGAAGGAAAGCAAAACGGACAGCTGGCAACAGAAGTGCGAGAATTGATGAACATTAGCCGTCGCAATGCGGAAACATTAGTGATTACGGCGGTGGCAAAAGTGGCGGACACTGCTCACGAAGAACTTCGCGATGCAAATTTAGATATTCTCTCAGGTGAAGAGCACCTTTCTACGTTAGATATGCGGACTTCCACAGTTTGCCAAGTGCGAGACGGCAAACGATGGGATTTGGATAAAAAGCCAATCGGGCATAATATTCCCTATAAACGACCACCATTGCACCCTCGTTGTCGTAGCATTCTTCAGCTTGTCACGAAAAGCTGGGAGGAATTAGGCGTGCAAGGAATGGACGAAATGCCAACTAGCACCCGTGCTTCAATGAATGGACAGGTCGATGAGCGAATCAATTATGAATCGTGGTTACACAGTAAAACGCACGAAGAAAAAGAAAAAGTACTCGGCAAAGGTAAAGCAGATTTGTGGGAACGTGGTGTAATTACTTTCTCGGATATGTTAGACCAATCTGGCAGGGCGTTGACGTTGAGGGATTTACAAAAATCCTATACGCAATCTTGGATAGCGGAAGATATTTATCAACGTATTTCAGTAGAGGTAAAAAACAGCCTTAAAATTCAGGCATTTAAAGCCGCTTATAACATTACTCATCACGAGCTTGTTGCAATGAAAGCCTACACGAGCGAGCTTTATTGGGATTTAAATTACAATATGCGTAATGATAATCTTACACTGACCGATAAGCGGTTTATTGCTGTGGTAAATCAAGGGTTGGACAAAGTGCCTGCTTATAACGGTATGACTTATCGCGATACGACTTTGCCAGATGAGGTATTAGAAAAATATCAGATAGGTAAAATAGTCACAGAAAAAGCTTTTATGAGTTCAAGCATTGATAATAGTTTATCAACTTTTAAAGGTAATGTTCGATTTATTATTCAAAGTAAGAATGGTAAAATAATCGAAGATATTAGTGATTATCCTGATGAACGAGAAGTTTTATTTAAAGATAGAACTAAGTTCTTTATAAAAGATCGCTATATGAATGGTAATGTTACCGTAATTGAAGCGAGGGAATTATAAATGTCAGTGCTTGATTTACCTTTAGAGGAGCAAAAACGGATTGCTAAAGAGGTTTTTCAAATGCCTTTTGAAGAATGGATGGAAGATATGAAAACTTCTTTGAAAGATGCAAAAGAGTTTCAAAAGAAACTTGAAAATTACAAACCGACCGAAGAAGAAAAGGCTCGTAAAATAAAAGCACTTCGAGAAAATCCCAATGCTATTCATTTCTACCGTAGAGTAACTGATAATTACAATTTAACGGTGGAAGAAGCGATTGAAGCCATTAGACGTAGTTAATAAAACATTATATTGAACCGCTTACAGCAATGTAGGCGGTTTTTTTACGCCTTGGAAAAGGCACAACCTTAACTAACTGGAAGGAAATCCAATATGAAATTAAAACTTGATGAAAATGGGCACGTGGTTGTTGAAAACGGGATGCCTGTGTATGTTCACGAAGACGGGAAGGAAATTCCGTTTGATGCCACAAAAGCCACAGCCAAAATTGCAGAGCTTAACAGTGAGGCGAAAAAACACCGTGAAGCCAAAGAGCAGGCGGAAGCAAAACTCTCGGCATTTTCGGGGATTGACGATCCGAAAGCAGCAATCAAAGCCTTGGAAACGGTGAAAAATCTCGATGATAAGAAGTTGATTGATGCGGGCGAAGTGGAAAAGGTGAAAGCAGAAATGCGTAAAACCTTTGATGAACAATTGGCAGAATACAAATCTCAAGCTGAAAAACTGCAATCGCAATTGCACGCAGAACTAATTGGTGGTTCGTTTGCTCGCTCTAAATATGCCGCAGAACATTTAAATTTACCTTCTGATATGGTGCAAGCCTTCTTTGGTAAGCATTTCAGTATTTCAGATGAAGGTAAAGTGGTGGCGAAGTTCTCCGATGGCAATGAAATTTACAGCCGCTCACGCCCAGGTGAAAAAGCCGATTTTGAGGAAGCATTAGAGGCGTTAGTCGGTGCGTATCCAAATAAAGATGCGATTTTAAAACCATCAGGTACATCAGGTTCAGGTATTGGCGCGGGAACAGGCGGTAGCAATGCCCCTAAATCCTTAGCCGAATGTAAAACCGACGCAGAAAAAATTGCGTATATGCAACAACATTCATAATCGGGTGCAAGAGATTGCACCTTTTTTATTTACGGTGCAATCGCACCATAACATAGGAGCTTATTATGGCTTTTGACTTACAAGTCTTTAACAAACAAACACATTTAGCGTTAACTGAAACCGTCGATCAGGATATTGGAAAATTCAATCAAGCTTCAGGCGGAGTGATTACATTGCAAAATGCTCCAACACAAGGTGATTTTGATATTCGTGCGAGCTTTAAAGCGATTCAAGGCTTAGTGCGTCGTCGTAATGCTTATGGCAGTGGTTCAGTGCAAGCGAAACGCCTAGAACAATTACTCAATGTAGCAGTAAAAGTGGCTGCAGGTACGCACCCGATTGAGTATGAACCGCAACAATATCGTTGGGTATTGCAAAACCCAGAATTGGCAGCCATTGAAATTGGTCAGCAATTAGCAAAAGCGCGCTTAGCGGATATGTTGAACACGGCAATTCTAGGTGCCGTTGCTGCGATTGGCGGGCAAACTACTGCAGTGTTAGACGACAAGAAAAACGCCCCGAATTTCCGCACGCTCAACAAAGCAGCAGCATTATTTGGCGACCGCTCTAGTGCATTAAAAGCGTGGATTGTACATTCAACCACCTTACATACCTTGTACGACAATGCCTTAACCAACGCAGAACGTTTGTTTACTTACGATAACGTGAGTGTGATGCGTGATCCATTTGGTCGCTTGTTTGTGGTTACAGACAGCCCTGCATTAGTGGATAGCACGGGCGCGGCTTATAACACGCTAGGTTTGCAAGAAAATGCGGTGATAGTG